TACAATAGCGTAGAAATACAAAAATATTCACATATATTGAAAACTCAGGTTATTGATGATTTATATAAAGACATTATTGTATTAATTGAAAATGCTATAAATGATGCACCCCGTAAGACGTTAGTAAATATTATAGTAAATATAAACAAATTAATTAAACAAGAACAATTTGATTATGTAAAAATAAAATATGTTAATAAAAAACTGCTTGAATTGCGCGAAGATATATTAAATGTTATGCATATAAACTCTTTTATAATTGAAAATGTCATGTCTTATCATACACTCATAAAAACAAAATTAAATACTATTCAATTAATAAGAAATAATCTTCAAATAATTGATAAAAAATACGAAGAACGATCTAACTATTTAAATAATATTACTGAAACTTTGGATAAATCTGTTTACGGTCATATCAATGCCAAGCGGCAACTAGAAAGAATTATTGGGCAATGGGTAAATGGTGAGAGCAAAGGCTATTGTTTTGGCTTCGAAGGACCACCCGGCGTAGGAAAAACCTCATTGGCGAAGAAAGGCATTGCCGATTGTTTAAAAGACGCGGAGGGAATATCACGTCCCTTTGCTTTTATAGCGATCGGCGGATCCGCCAACGGCAGTACCTTAGAAGGACATAATTATACTTATGTTGGCTCGACATGGGGAAAGATCGTCGATATTTTGATGGAAACAAAATGCATGAATCCGATTATATTTATTGATGAGCTAGACAAAGTAAGTAAAACAGAACATGGCAAAGAAATTATTAGCATTTTAACGCATTTGGTCGACCCGACACAAAATGACAGTTTTCAAGATAAATATTTTAATGGTATAGATATTGATGTATCAAATATATTATTTGTATTTTCTTATAATGATGCCAATTTAATTGATAAAATATTATTGGACCGTATACATCGTATAAAGTTTGATAATCTCTCTTTGGCTGATAAAATAGTCATTACGAAGCAATTCATCCTGCCCGATATATATAAAAAAATGGGTTTACTAGACATCATAATTATCGGTGACGAAGAAATTGAGTATATTATCGAAGAATACACGGCAGAGTCGGGTGTAAGAAAGTTAAAAGAATTAATGTTTGATATTGTTGGGGAAATTAATTTGGAATTCCTGAAAAATAATTCACTGGATCATAGCACTGATCATAGCACTGATCATAGCAAATATAATTTTCCAAAGACAATTACGAAAGAAGATATACGAGATAAGTATTTAAAAGAATGTGATGCAGTTAACATCGCACGCATACACGGTGCGGATGCTGTAGGTATTATTAGTGGCTTATGGGCAAATTCGCTAGGGAAAGGCGGCGTTTTACCTATTGAAGCCAATTATTTTCCTGCAAGTACTTTCTTGGATTTAAAACTCACGGGCATGCAGGGAGATGTGATGAAGGAGAGTATGAGTGTTGCCAAAACACTGGCATGGTCACTTTTACCAGAACCCAGTAAAAAAATATTACAGGAGGATAAACAAATAGGGTTGCATATACACGTACCGGAAGGCGCGACGCCGAAAGATGGTCCGTCGGCAGGTACAGCCATAACAGTCGTTATGTATAGTTTATTTATGCAAAAGAAAATTAAACATGATGTAGCCATTACGGGCGAGATCTGTTTGAGTGGGAGAGTCACGGCGATTGGTGGTTTAGAGTTGAAAATTCTTGGCGGCATAAAAGCTGGCGTTAAAACTTTTCTTTTTCCCAAAGATAATGAGAAGGATTTTATAAAGATAAAAAATAAGTATGGAGAGAAAAGTCTATTTAAGGATATTAAGTTTGTTCCTGTTCAACATATTAATGAGGTATTATTAGAGGTTTTTACATAGCACTTTTAGAAAGCACTTTTAGAAAGCACTTTTAAAAAAAGTGCAGCAAAAACTCGCATTACTTTATAATCTATGCGATCTAGAAAAAGTGCAGCAAAAACTCGCATTACTTTATAATCTATGCGATCTAGAAAAAGTGCAGCAAAATATGCACTTCTTAGAAAAAATGTGATTTTGCTACACTTTTTTTAAAAGTGTATATATAAATGACTATCCAACTAAACTTCTCCAATATATTAGAATTATTCTCTCTAATGTCTCCCTTACTGTTAGGATTTTTCCTTGTCATGTCATCCCTCTTTAATCAAAATTTAAAAGGTCTGGTATATTTAGCAGGTATATTAATAGCCGTTGTTATAAACATTTTTTTCATGAATCAAATTGGCAGTGAACGAGATAAAACAGCCGCCTTCTCTTGCGATTTTATTAATATTCCCTTTATGAGTAAGTTTAATAGCCCAGCTCCCACGAGTTTATTTATTGCATTTACCATTGCCTATCTAGTACTACCGATGAAATATAATAATCAAATGAATTATGTGATACTAGCCGCACTCTTATGTTTATTGGTACTGGATGGCATCACAAAAGTCAATAAACGATGTACTACTTCTGGTGGTACATTTTTAGGCGCACTCGTTGGGTTTGTCTTAGGCGCCACGTGGTATACTTTGTTTCATATGTCTGGATATGATTCTTTACTGTATTTTGATGAACTCCAGAGTAATAATGTTGTTTGTTCTCGACCAGCGAAACAATCCTTTAAATGCTCGGTATATAAAAATGGTGAGCTGGTTTCGAGTAATATTGTCTAAGTCAACCTTTAAAAAAGGTTGAACCAAAACACAACCTTTTGAAAAAGGTTGAACCAAAACACAACCTTTTGAAAAGGTTGAACCAAAACCAACCTTTTGAAAAAGGTTGAACCAAAACACAACCTTGTAAAAATTACTTTTGCTGTACTTTTTCTAAAAGTACACCAAAACACAACCTTGTAAAAATTACTTTTGCTGTACTTTTATAAAAAGTACTTCAAAAAACACTATGAAAATCCTTCACGGATTATATTTATAACTATTTTCATTTATATAAGTAATGAATTTATTCATATAATTTTGTCTTCGAAATGAGTCCATCATTAATTTATCATTATTAATATTTGAACTCATTATTTGAATAAAATGTGCTACTACATTTTTTGTATTAGCCCTCGAATACAACGTGTCCAAGTCACCCTTCATAAATTCATCGTTTTTCACCTTTTTATTCACTATATTATGAAAGGTAAATAAGAACTGTTTTAAATTATCCTGTGAAGAGGTAACCACTTTTCGATTAGTCGATGCTAATATATTAGATGCATGCTCTCTACAGTCCGGGCACGGTAAATTATTGCATATACTTACTATATGTGAGAATAGAATAGGTGTTTCATTACTATATTCCGGTTTGAGTTTATGTGCTAAAGTATGAAATAAAGTCCAATTAGCATTTCCCCAATCTTTTTTTTTCATATTATTATTATATAAAGATTATTTATTAGTATAACTAACATGAATTATACTATCGAAGACAACCTCGACTTTAAATCCGCCTTATTTGACGATAGCGATTTAGACAGCATTGACAATAATATTTGTTTAATTTCCCAGCAAAAATTGACAAAAAGTCACATCACTCTTCCGTGTCAACATAAATTTAACTACATGTCATTATACAATGAAATATATAGACAGAAACAAAAGAATTTATTTGAAGTATGTAATTTAAAAGTAAATCAAATAAAATGTCCTTATTGCCGAACTGTATTTGATAAATTTTTACCCTATATACCAAGTGAATGTGTTTTAAAAACACACGGAGTTAATTATCCTTTTAAATATGGCATGGAGAATACTGTAAAATGTGATAATATAAAATGTACGAAAGTGGCGCAATATATAGATTTAAATAGTTATTGTAAAACACATTACTTAAAGAACAAATCGGCACAAATGGAATCGGCACAAATAAAATCGGCACAAATAAAATCGGCACAAAAGCAAATAGAATGGACAAATGATATGAACATTATGTTCAATATCAAAACGGTTACTGAGCTTAAAGAATTATTACGTTTACATAAATTGAAAGTTGGAGGAACAAAAAGGACTTTAATAGAGAGAATATTTGAAAATAAAATAAATAGTAATTAAATAATTAATAATTAATAATTAAATACAAAAATATTAATTACTATATATTAAATGACAAGCAAAGAACATTTATCACTAAATATAAAAAGTTGGTTACAAATTGATAAAGAAATGAAAATGTTGCAAAAAGAATTAAAAGATCGCCGAAAGAGAAAAAATGAAGTGACGAATGTATTAGTGGATATTATGAAAAAGAATGAAATAGATTGTGTTGATATAAGCGATGGAAAGATTTTGTATACACAAAATAATACAAAGG